TAAACTATCCACCGTCTAATATTGATACACTTTTTTTGCGGTATACTAAGGCCAGCGCAACCCATTCGTGGTAGTGTCTCATAAATTTTTTTTTAGCCTTTTTTGTCAACACTTACTGTGTGTATTTTCTGTAGCTTGTATGGACAAACAATGGCATAACTTATCAGATGCGGATGCCGACATACTATCAGATGCTATAGTGCAAAGCGAAGAATACGCCGCCAAACTTGCAGTTTTTCGCAGTGGCCTAATCCCGCCAGAAGATCGCTGGTTACAGATCAGCGCTCACGACATTTATGACAAGCTTAGTGAACGTGAGTTAGCTGTATTTGAGCTACGCACACTGCAACATACATTTCCGGTAATTGCAGATGCATTACAGATCAGCGTATCCAGTGCCAAAACATACTGGCGACGATGCCTTGCCAAATGCAACAAGGCGTTTATGTCAACCAACGATGGTAATAATGATGGGTGTTAAATATGATATAGATGGAGAGAAGGTTCGCATGCTTGCGAGCTTTGGTTGCTCCTACAATGACATTGGCAAATACTACCAGTGCAGCGAAAGCGTAATACGCAAGCGATTCCGCGCAGAATACGAAGGCGGAAGAGAAGAACTCAAGCTTTCTTTGAGAAAAAATCTAATAAAAATGAGCCTTGAGGACCAAAACACCAGTGCGAGCATCTTCCTTGCTAAAAATTTTCTTGGCATGAGCGACAAGACCGCAGTAGACCTAACTGGAAACATCGAAAGCGTACTCAAAGAGTGCGGCTTTGAGGAGAATCCAATTGATCAAGCAGATAATCAACAGAGAGAAGCTCTGGCAGCTCTTGGGGTATCACCCGACACCACACCAACGGCGAATACATAGTAGTAAAAAGAGATTTCGCGTTTGCAATCTTGGTAGACGTAGTGGCAAATCATATTTAGCGGCCCATGAAATCATACCGTGGCTTTTAACACCCAACACGCGTGGCTGGATCGTAGCTCCCAGTTACAACCTAGCTCAAAAAGTAGCTAGAGAGGTCAAGCGAATTGTTATTCGTGAACTAAAACTACCCTTAGAAAGCAAAAAGGAAGTCAATGGCGACTTGTACTTTATGCGCCTATCCGGTCTAAACTCAGAATTAGCAGTAAAATCTGCGGATTCACCTGAGAGTTTGATCGGCGAAGGTATTTGACCCGGAAGGGTCACTTTTAAAATATCGATTACTTAGTTATAGATGAGATGGCATTAATTAGCCGTCAGACATATGAAATGTTTTTAAGACCTACCCTAGCAGATAGGCAAGGCTGGGCGTTATTCTGCTCTACTCCCAGATCCTACAATTATTTCTACAAACTGTATGAAATGGGGCAAAGCAAAAAGTACCCAGATTGGGAAAGCTGGCAAGTACCTAGCTGGGAGTCGCCATTTTTTAAAGATGACATTGAACAACTAAAAAGGACATTAACTCGTGAAACATTTCTACAAGAAATCGGCGCTGAATTTGTCTCATTTGCGGGAGCTGTATTCAACTTCGATCGATTTACCCAAGTTAAAAAAAGACTCAAGTACAACCCGGAGCTACCTACCTATGTTGGAATTGATTTCGGTTACAGGACATCCTGTGCAGTGGTACTCCAGTGTAAAAACTACCCCGACAGGCTATCAGATCTGTATCAGATAGACGAAATATTTTTAGAAAACAGCAAAACGGAAGATCTGGCCAAACTAGTAAAAGGTTTGCCATATCCCATTACTGCGTATTTTGGCGACCCAGCGGGAGCGGGTTCTAATCTTCAGACAGGAATTTCAGATTTTCAAGTTTTCGCCCGCCAATACGGTATCCGGATCCGCAGTAGAAAGGACAAACAAAGCCGGGACGTGATCAATCGAATTAGTCATATGCGACGCTGGTTTGAAGATGCCAATGGCGACACACATTTTTTTGTAGCTGAACGTTGCAAGAAATCGATCAGTAGTTACGAAAACTATCGCTATCCGACACACAAGGAAGACCAGCAACTACGCGAAGTCCCACTTAAAGATGGAATCAATGATCACATAAACGATTGCTTGGGTTTCATCCTTGTAAACTTATTTCCTATTAAAAGTAGAACAGCTGGCATAATCGAGTGGTAATATTACAAAGTCTATCTGAAAACGCAATTCAAGAGTCTCTCAAAGAGCATTTAGGTTACATTGAAGATGAGCGCACAAAAGAGCGCGACTTCATGCTTGATTTTTACGAAGGTATCAACATCGACCACTATGTTGGGGATTATTTTAGTCGAGAAACACTACGGCAAGTCCCCATCATGCAAGGCAATATTACTAAGCGCGTAGCGTCCTTAATTGCAATGACCTACAAGCGCTCACCTCGATTACGTGTCAATGATCGCTACAAAGAATTAGTAGACCTAGCAAACTTACAGGCACAGCGACGTTTGTTAGAGCGTTTGACGTTTTTACTTGGCACAATGGCATTTCGCAGTTACTGGGATGAAAACGTTGGAAAAGTTAAATATCAAGTGCTAAGTCATTTTACTCCGCTTTTTGTAGCGGGGGATAGCCGTGATGAACCAGTTGGAGTAACATATCCGATAGAATACCAAGGCAATGCACGGCTGGACACTCCAGTTCACGCGGTGTGGACCAAAGATACACCAGCTGGAGCCGGAATGCACTATCTGGTGGACCAACATGGAGAAAAAATATCTGTTAATGAGCAAGATCGCAACCCTTATGGTGTACTGCCGATTACCTTTTGCCATCGCTACCCGCCTATACGAGATTTTTACGCGGGAAGTGGTGCAATGGATGTCGTAACATGTGATCTAGCCACCTCAGTGGCCATGCATGAGCTGCAACTTTGTACTAGGTATGGAGCGATGGGGATTAAGTATCTTACGAATATCGACGATGCATCTCGTGTAGAGATTGGAGTGGATAAACTGTTATATCTTCCACAAGATTCCGACCTGAGAGTTACATCGCCCGGAGGTTCGCTTACAGAAATTATCGAAAGCATACGATTTTTTGTCGAAGCCACACTAAACAACAATCATATCCGCGCAAAATACGCCAGAAATGACTCAGGAAATGCGCCTTCGGCAGCTAGTTTGCAAATTCTGGAGCTTGAATCCACAAATAATAATATTGCAATGACCGAAGATACGTGGCGTCCTTGGGAGTCACGTAGATATGAAGTCGATCGAAGAATTTTACAAGTAGAAGCCAACGCCGACCCCGGACCTGAATACTCAGTAGACTTTTTAGAGCCAAATTACGCCGTAACCCCAGAATCAGAGATCCAACTGTGGGATTGGCGTCTGAAAAATGGTCTTGCAACCAAAAAAATGTGGTTTATGTACCACAATCCAGATTACACAGAAGATGATCTTCGTGAATTTGAAGAAATACAAGCCGAGCAAGAACCGCAACAACCAGAAAATCGTCTACTAAATAGATTGCAGAGTTAGTTATGGCCGTCATAGATGACGCCGCACAAAGCTATCTCGCATCATTAGGAGCAGCTGAAGATGAATTTATTAAAGACATACAAGAAATGGAAGAGAGTGGTTTATCTGGAGAGGAAATACTGGCTGCTCTCGCTACGCTTAATGTTGCGACCTATCTTATTGAAGATCTGGGTATGTCTGCCGCCATCAACACCCAAATGGATTTCACGGAACAGCTTCTGGATGATCTGCCGTTTTTTGGGAATATCACCGAAAACCAACTCGTGGCTCTCCAAAATGTACAACGATCCTCCATCGTCAAGTACACAGAACACTTAGGAGAGCGGATACGTCAGGAGATTATCACTGGTACGCAGCTGGGTCTAAGTGCCGATGATATAAAAGATCGATTAGCTAGATCTGTGAATGTCTCCAGAATTGATACGGTCATTGATACAGCGATGACAAATTATCAACAGCAAGTGATCTACACCATGACCGAAGATTTCACAAACGAAACACGATGGGTGTATGAAGGTCCATTGGATAACAAAACACGCCCTGTATGTCGTGAAATACTTGCAATGCAACCCTTTACTCGTGATGAACTAGAAAGTCGATTCTCTGGTGCTTTTACAGACCGAGGAGGACCAAACTGCCGACATCTCATCGTCCCATTGTCGTCTGGAGTAGAATATAGTGAGAAGCGCGCACAGGCACGCAACGAAATCAAACAAAAGAAGCGATCTGGAAAATATAAAAAGCCAGAAACGATAAAAGAATATTATGAGCGTACTAAATCTTAAAGAGGTAATGAAGTTTACCAAATCAGACTTGCAAGAGTTTGGCAAGGATCTGGTGCTTACGCATATATCACAAGCCAAAGAAGGTATTGACGCTGAAGGTAAAACGTTTGAATCATATACACCAAGATATGAAAGATTAAAAAAAGCACGCAAAGCAGCAAAGGGTCAATTTAGCACACAAACCAACCCACCTAACCTCACGTTAACCAACGCGATGTTTCGGTCATTTAAGTTAATTAAAACATCGGTAACGGAAGAATTAGCGATTGATTATGGTATTACCGATCCAGTACAGGCAAAGAAGATGATTGCCAACTCAAAAGGACGTTTTGGTAAGCCAACAAAGCGTAGCAGAGTTACGATTAGAAAAGACAAAGCCAGAGCCATAGCGAAGCGACAAAAGCTAGGACCAAAAGTAGAAAA